TTCTCTCCAACTGGTTTTCCGTTGGTATCTGTATATCCTTTAAAATTTTTAGAATGAGATATGTATTTAGATTCATCTTCTCCGTCGTCTTTGTAATAAGGACCTGTACGAACAGAATCAAAAAAATTGGAGGGTAATTGACTCCCTTGAGTATCAATATCTTCATTCGGGTCCATGGTGGTTGATTTTTTTTCTGAATCTAAATCATTGCTATATGAATATACAATGTTTCCAGATGACTCTTCTGTCATAGTCATTCCTTCAGATAAACTAAAAACCATTGGCAATAAAATACAAAGTAAAAATAAAAGTATCAATGGTAAAAGAGAACGTTTCATATATAACTAACAAGTATTATTTTCTTTGTAGCAAATCAATTATTTTTAGTTGTGATTCTAAAATACTTTCTAAAATACGCCGATGTAACTGAAGTTGTGTATCGACCAAATTTGAATTAGTATTTGTATTAGAAATTGTATTTGGTGGAATAGATAAAGGTATTGCAAGGGTTGGTTCATTCCGAATTGGAAACTCAGTGTCTGGTTTCTCTCTAAAAAAGTCTTGTATTTCATTTTGTCTTTGTTCTGCTTTTGATTTTAGAATAAGTTCCATGTTTTCAAGAGGAGTATCCATTTCTTTTGAAAACTCAATCTTATCGGGTATCTTTGCCTTATATTGTCCTCTATAATCTTCGTTGACTTCTTCAAATGATTTCTGAGGAATGGTTTTACCTGTCATTTTTCCTAATTGTATTTTAAATTCTTTTAACACCAACTGATTTGCATTTCCAAGGTCAAGACTTTCTTGGTTAAACTGTTCTATGGTTTTCTCAAACAATTGCTGTACTTGAGGTTGTAACCCTGAAGGTATTTGGTCAAAGATTCCTTGCTCTACACAACTTTTCCATAACGCCGCTTTGTTTTGTGTTGTGTTCATTAAAGATGGATACAAAAAGTATTTAAATATTATTCTTCTTTATTAAAGTAAATTTGTCTACATTTGAACACTTCCTCATCTGTGACAACCCGTTCATTAAAATACTTGGGAGACTTTCCTTCTAACATAGAAATCACAAAGAACAGGACATACATCCCACATTCTGTATTTCCTTGTTGATGTTGTTTATCTTGGTTGTTCATTCGTTTCAAGGGAGTACGTGTTTGTTGAATCAGTCTGTCCATCAACACATCCACTTCGTCAGGAATTTTATTTTTGGCGGAATCAAAATAATACAAGAATTTTCGTTTTAAATCGATGTAAAGAACTACCCAATGAAACCCATTTCCGGTATGTTTATCCAAATTCAAAGGAATTGCTAATTTGTATATACCTTTTTTTGTATAGTCATCTAGATTTAAACGGCAGATATCTTCAGTGACACACTTGTAACCAATTTTTGTATCAAAATCGATAGGAGAGGGTTTTATAAAATCAAAATCAGTATACTTTTCCTTGTATTGATTGAGTACATTCGATATGTCATAATTGCTTAACCATTCATGTTCATTCGACTTCCAATTGGTTGGATGAATCACTGCAAAATTTCTTTTCAACATTTCTTTCTTGGTAGTAGGGTCTTCAATCAGTTTTGACCAACAGAGGTCATCCTTACATTCTTTCATATACTTATCAAGTTGTTTCAGTATAGATGACTGATTTTTACTTTTGATATTGTGTTCAGGGTGTTTACGATTCCATTCATTCCGCAAAATCATGAGGTCTGACGTTTCAAAACAGGTTTTTAATTTCTTGGATTTACGTGGATGACAGTTTGCCTTACGGGTTCTCATATATAGGGTCTATATTTTTTTAACCTTTGAAAAAAGTTCCACAATAGAAATGGATTTAGGTTTGACAATCAATGTTTTATCTTCTTCTATAAAAGGTGGAACTGTATTATCTGGTGAAGGGTAATTCTCTATATGGTTCAATTCATGAATATGAACTACAAGTGCATCAAATGCATCTTGATACTTGTTATAGTGGATATATTTTTTACTAGCATCCGGTTTTATCATTTCTTTTAAAATAAGATAGACCTCTTTTTTGTCTTGCTCTGTAAGAATCAGAGATGGATTTTTACAAATCATACGATGAAGCATATCTTATCTTTTTATTTTTTTATGTGAAGTCTTGTCATATTACCAAAAATAAAAGGTTCCAGATTTGCAGGCGCTTGTCTCGACACTATTTTTTCTATAGGAGTAATTTCCTTGACCTTTGTACCACCCGCTGCATGATAGAGTTCACTACTTAATTCGGGAACATAAACTGTTTGGTCTGACTTCTGTAACGCCATAAATTGTGACCGTAGTTTAGATTCTGTATCGATAGACTTCATAAAATAATCAACTGGTGCTCGGTCACCAGGATTAAACACTTGAGATGAATATTCTTTATATTCTATTGGAGGTAAACTTGTTTTACGTGGTTCATCTACGGTATGAAAACAGGTATACTTGGTAGACGTCGGACGAGATTCAAACAAGGGTTTTAAACTAGTCGAGGGTAACCATCTTCTTTCTAAACGATGATTGAGTTCATCTTCATACTCCATTAGTATGAACAAATATTTTATATTTTATATTTATAGTTGAATCATTTCTTTGTAAGAATATAAAGTAACCTTTTCATACAATGTATGTGTGGAATCACTGTATTTTTTGGAGATCGAACAGTTTCCAATCTAGATATGTATTTCAAAGCGGGTTCTAAACGTGGTCCTGAGCAATATACCTATGAGTGCAATCAGGATGTACATATGGGGTTTCATCGATTGGCAATCAATGGACTCAAACCAGAGTCATCTCAACCATTACATTTCAAACACTATGTCATGGTATGTAATGGTGAAATTTATAATTACAAGGAATTGATAGAAAGATACGATTTAAAGATGGAGACTCAAAGTGATTGTGAGGTCATATTAAAGTTGTACGATTTGATGAAAGAGAATTGTGTCTATGAACTAGACGGTGAATTTTCTTTTGTCATTCATGATATGTCAAATGATAGGATATTCGCTGCAAGAGACCCGTTTGGAGTGAGACCCTTGTACATAAATTCAATGTCTCATACGTTTTGTTTGTCTTCTGATTTGTCTCCAATGCGTTTTTATCCGTTGACCAACGTAACACATTTTCCACCAGGACATTATTCAGTATTCGTGAAAGAGACTGGGGATGGATATACAGAGCATACGACAAAGTATCATACCATCCATCCCATAGAAACTTCTGAGTTAGAGGTCTACAATGCTCTTTGTAATGCAGTCTATAAACGTGTTACAAATACGGAAAGACCTGTAGCGTGTCTCTTGTCAGGCGGTCTAGACAGTAGTGTTGTTGCCGCGTTAGCGGCGAATTACTGCAGACAAATGGATAAGGTCTTGGAAACGTATAGCATTGGTTTACCTGGTTCCGAAGATTTAAAATATTCCTCAAAAGTAGCGGAACACATTGGAAGTCATCATACTCAAATCATTTGCAGTGAGAAAGATTTTTTAAAGTCTATCCCTCAAGTGATTAAAGATATTGAAAGTTACGATACTACCACAGTGAGAGCGAGCGTAGGTAACTGGAATATTGGAAAGTACATCCGAGAGAACAGCGATGCAAAAGTCATTCTAAACGGAGATGGTGCGGATGAACTGATGGGTGGATACATGTATTTTTCAGCGTGTCCAAATGTAGTCGAGTTTGATACAGAATGTCGTCGATTGTTGAATGACATTCACAAATACGATGTTCTACGAAGTGATAAATCGATTGCATCTCATGGACTTGAACCAAGAACTCCTTATTTGGACAAAAGTTTTGTAGACGCTTACTTGAGTTTACCTGCAAATAAAAGGTTTCATCGTCCTTTGGGAAAAATTGAAAAACATGTCATACGAGAAATCATTCAAAAATACAATCCAACCCTTCTTCCTTCTGAAATTTTATACCGACGAAAAGAGGCGTTTAGCGATGGGGTGAGTAGTCTGCAGAAATCGTGGTACGAAATCATACAAGAAAACGTACCTTTTTTTGATAACACCTTAGGATATTCGCATAATCCACCTACTACAGGTGAACAACAATATTATAGGTCTATCTTCTCCGCTTACTACAAAGAGTGTGAACGATTGATACCCTATTATTGGTTGCCCAAATACGTAAATGCGACCGATGCTAGCGCTCGAACTCTATCTCAGTATAAAGATACGAATACGATGAATCAATAAACTACTGACTTGTA